CAGTGTCAATAATAGGTTTATTAGAAACGGGGACATAGAAGTCTTTATTTACTCCATCGCAAGTTCCAGTTAATGTTATACCTTCTTCTTTAAATTGGAATCCGCCTAGTTCTCTAATGTTTTGTAATTTTGTATAGCTCATGGTTTTAGATAATTAATTCACCAAAGAGGGGGAAAACTCCCCCTCTCAATCAGTCAATTATACTTGGTTACCATAAGCAAATTTCCAGTCACCAAACCCGACATTGTAGCGAGAACGGACACCGTAAAGATATTCGTTATTTTTAAATGCGTGTTCAGAATCACCTTCCAAAGCATTGAATTGAGGAGCAACTCTTAATTGATAGATAATAGGCTTGACAGTTCGGTTATTAGCCAAAACAAACCAGTTATCAGCATCAGTTAAGTATGGAGAGACAATCAAATTCAAAATACCTTTCATAACGTTGGTAGCCAACTTTGCAGTTGTAGTACCTTCATCTGGGTAGTAAGCAGAATTTAAAATCTCACGTGCAGTCCATTCAAGTTCAGGTGGTACAACTAAGTCAGTAGGAATTACTCCAGCTGGTCGACCTCTGTCATCCTTAAATCTTCGCATAGCAGTTAAGTTATTTTGAAGAGCAGTAGAACCTAGTGCAGCAGTACCCAAGTTGTCTTGAGCAGCGGTGTATTCAGCTTTACTATAAGTATGAGAAGCAGAGAAGAAAGCTTGACCATCAAAACAAGCGATGTTTTTACCAGATAAATCTCCAGTAGCACCAGTGGCTGAAAAGCCATCTTGTAATAATGAAAAGACCAATTCTTCAGGATGTCTTTTAGCTTCAGAACCTAAATCTTTAGCACGAATCATAATCTGACCGTATTGTTCGTCTTCAAGAGCTTCTCTTTCGATAGCTAATGAACCTTCCCAAGTACGATTTTTGATTGTGAAATCGTATTCAGGCATAGATTTTGGTATTCTCTCATCTTTCCATTCTCTCATCTTGGCGGTAGAACCTAACCAAGCGTAAGTTTCCTCACTTTTAGTTGAAGGGATGGTTGTAGCAACTTTTTGCCATTCGGTGGAAGTTTCAAGGTAGGACTTCATGAATTCTGTCCTGATTCCAGCGAGTAGGGATTTTGGTATATCACTTTTAGTTAACATTTTTTATCCTCCTTAAAATTAATAAATATCTCGGTCAATTAAGACTCTGACTTTAGTACTAGAAATATATTCAACAACTGTACCACCCTTTACAGAGTTAGTAGTAGAAACAGCGACGGTTTGGTTGTCAACGACATAGGCTTGAACACCAACACTGGCTTGTGAAGCACCAACAATAGCGAATTCAAAAGAACCACTTTTGTAGACTTTACATTCTAAATCACCAGCATCACCGGAACTGTTATCAACAGTTTCCATAGCGACACCGCAAAGTAGGTTTCCAGAACCATCAACGGCATTAGTTAAATAACCACTAGATATCATTACAGCAGCACCTTTATAGATGGTGGTTGTAGCGGCAACAGGATAGCTTTGAAATAAACCATCTTTTCGGTTGACTTCTTTTGCAGAACTTAAAGCTGTCATATTTTAATCTCCTTTTAATAAATAATTATTTTTGTTCTTGTAACTTCTTACTGATTTCATCAGCATTCATCTCTTTACCGTATTTGTTGTAGTCTTCTTCAGACACACCAGTTACTTCAAGAGCTTCTTTAGTTTCAGCTGGAATTTCCTCAGGTTGACCACCTTCAGCAGTACCACCTTCATCTCCGAGAGCAATTTTAGCGTTCTTTTCGATTAGGTCAGTGAGTAATTCTTTAACAGAAGTTTTATTATCATCAGCTAATTGAATTTCATTCGCACCAAACTCACTTAGAATCTTAGTGAAAGAATCTTTTTGAGCTGGAGTTAATTTACCTTCAGTGACAAATTTATCAGCTAAAGCGATTGTTTCAGCTTCAACTTTGGCTTTGTCAGCAAGAGCTTTTTCATCAGCTAATCTTTTTAACTCGGCATCTTTGTCTTCAAGAGCCTTTTTACTATCGGCAAGTTCTTTTTCCTTGTCGGCAAGCAATTTTTGATTATCGACTTTCATTTTTTCAATGTCAGCCAACAGTTTTTCGGACTTTTTCATAATTTTTTTCTCCTTACTAATATTTAACGTTTTTTTGAGATTTGAATCAAGGGGGTTTTGAAAATCAGATAAAACAACATAATTAGCCTGTTTATCGGATAATTGTTCGAATGGAGCTAAACCTTTGATATAAGGTTCGAGTACTAAAGCCACATGTCTTAAGACAGAACCGACATTTTTTTTCTTTTCTTTGTCCATGTAATTTTCTTCAATCGAACACGATACTCCTTTTACTTTTTTGTCTCTGATTAATTGAGCGGCATTATCATCAACACTTAAAACTGCCTCCAATGTTTTACCATCTTTACTTACTTCGACTTCCTTAACGTCTCCAGTGTTATCTCGTGGATCGTCTGAATGAGTGAGAGGAACAAATACATTTTCGAGAACACCTTTTTTAAAGTTTTCAGCAATTTGTTTTAGGTAATCTTTAGTTACTTCTAACTTACCATCACCATAAATCCAATCACCAACTCGTAAAATTTGTTTTTTAAATAAATTATCGCCAAGGTCAATCAACTCATCATTGTTACGATACACACTAACATCGGATAACTTTTTCTTAGTATGAACTTCACCAGAATAAGATTTGCCATTAAGGTAGCAAACTTTCATATATTGTTCTGGATGACCTTTTACTTTAATTGTTCTAACACGCCCACCATTGGCTACACAAGATAAAAATTCTTTACTCACTTGTATTTATATTATATTAAATTAATAACTTTTAAACAACTTATTCGTACATTACTAAACAATTACAAGCAGCAGCAGTAACTGTTAGAAATAGTCCATTGATAAACTGAACTCCAGTGTTGAAAGGAATTACAAAAGGTACTGTTTGATTTGTCATCGCTCCTGAAGTAAATATTGGAGTACCAGCAGTAGAAGTTCCATCATAAAGCGTTACTGTAGCGTTATTAGTTACTCCACTAATAACGATTGAATGAAGTAGCCCTATCCCATATTTAAGCAATACTCCTGTCTGTAGCCCTTGTTGTAAGTAATATTTTGGTTGAGTTTTTATATTTCCCCAACTAAGGATACTTAATACTTGAGTATATAAATGAGCTACTGTGCCAATACCCGTGTTAAAGTTTTGGATGAAAGGTCTTAAATGACGAGTGCCACAAATTGGTAAAGTAGTTTGAGTAAGTGTATGGATTAAAACTTTATCTATATAAAATTGTATTCTTTTATTAGTGTAAAGTATCTCCCATGTGTGAAAAGTGTTTGTAATTTGATAGGTTAAGTTATCTCCGTTAAATGAACCATTATCTACTTTAATCTGTGCTAAACCTGTTGTATTAGCTACAATTGAAAAAGTAGTTCCACTTAGTTGAAAATAAAATGAGTCAGCAAGATCAGATAAGGCAGTACAACCTATTTGACGTGTATTATTGGCCACTCCAGTATCTCCGACTCTAAATATACCTCTCATATGATTCATATTTCCACTGATATATCTTCCTATTGTATTGGTATAGACAAAAGAACTTGAACCTGAATTGGTTGTTGTAGCACAATCTAAAACACTATTTGAGATATTTGCTGTTCCATTAGCATTCAAAACAGTTGTATAAAAATTAGTATCTGGCGTAGTTCCATTAAATACACCACCCGCAATACGACTCTTTTCAGCAATCATCATCTCATCAATCATAGTTGAACCTATTTCATCACCCCAAGAATCTAATATACGTGAATATTGAAGTTTATTAGTTTGATTATCAGATGTAGCTGCACCAGTAGGTAATATTGATCTTTTAACTGATATATTTAACCCATCAGAATCTACAGTAGCTCTCGTGTTGGTTATAGCATCTTTAATTTCAACTGCACCAATTTGAATATCGCTATCCATTGACACAGGTAATGGATTATCAACACTGATTTCATTACCATTCTTCCCAAATAATATTACTTTGGTAAATAGATTTTTAACAAATTCTAATGACATTAATTACCTCCAGCTATTTTAGCCTCTACTTGGGTAATC